AACTATTAATAAATCGCAAGATGTTAATAAGTTAATGAAAAGAAATAAAGAACTTTATAACCACGATAATGGTTATCTTTCTAAAGCAAAAGAAATGAAAAGAGTTGCAAGTGTTCCTCCTCTAGTACTGCAGATCTGGGCTAAAGAATACAATGGCTCAAATAATTGGTTTCAATTACCAAAAGATATTCAAAGAAAAATAATGAAAACTAAACTTAACAGTAGTGAGTTTAGATATTTTAGAACAGCTGAAGGAAGTTTATAATGGCATTAACAACATTTTCAGGATTAAAATCATCTATAGCAGATTGGTTAAATAGATCTGATTTGACAACTCAAATTGCAGATTTTATTGCACTAACTGAAGCTGATTTTAATGCTAAGTTAAGAATAAGACAGATGGAACAAATAGATGCTATTACA